CCATAGGACTCTATGAGCTTTTTTACCTTCATTACATAATCAATGACTCTTTCTTTAGTAGATCCATCAAATTGAATAAAGTTATTTTCATATAATCTTATAGCCAAAAAATCTGGGTACTTAGCTATGTCAAGTAACAACAGGGCTGGCTTAGGAATTTCACGAACCTTTGCTGCCATTTCTGGAGTATAAAATACAGGCTTATTTGGCTCACCAGTCCATTGATTTATGCCATGTTTAAAATGATCTTTATCTTTATTAATGAATTCCATGAATACCCTTTAGCTGCTTCCATACTTCTTTTGTCTTATGTGCATTTCTAACTTTATCAACGGATCCAGAATTTAAATAAATACCACCCCATACACCATAGTCGTCATTTTCTTTACCTTGCTCGTAGCAGATAGATATGACTGGGCATGAAAGACATGCCTGGTCTATGTTTCTTGCAATATTTAAATCTGTTTCATATTTTTCAAAGAACAAGTTAGTGTCCATATTTAGGCAAAGGGCTAGATCAAACCACTCTAGCTCGCTTTCTTCAATGCCAAGACTATTTAAAATATTTGACATACTTTTTAGGTAGCTTCCAGACTCCTTCTTTACTGACAGAAAAAGTTTCTGCTAGACCCCACTCGCCTCTAAAGAGACCTTTAATGTTGCTGAAGCCATTCGCATCTTTTTTCCATATAACTAAACTATAGTTATCCCAGAAAGATTCTTGCTTGGCGTTATTATACTTTTTTTGAAAAACTTCTACACCTAGTTCAGTGAGATTTAACATTATCATCCTAACGGTAAAGTCCGCCAACTCTATGTATAATTATACAGTAGAATTGACGGACCTGTCAACTACTTTTTCTTGATATTAGCTATTTTTACAGACTTTATTTCATCATCTATATTGAATATATCGTTTATATAATCTAAGGCATCTTCTGCGTTAAAAGCTTCTACTTCTACCTCAACCTCTAATTTTATGCGATATTTTTCCATAGCTTTATTATATCATTTAATTGTAATCTGGATCGTCTTCTGTTGGGGCAACTACTGGAGCTGCTAAAGCAGCAGCATCAGCTGCCATTCTTTCCTCGACCTTTAAATCTGCTACCGTCTTTGCTCCCTTATCAACTGTAGCAAAAGCTGCGTTGATTTCATCCAGGGTGAGCTTTCCGTCGTCCATAAATGCACGAGCTAGCTTTTCAATAACTGCCGCAACTGCTGTAAGTCCAGCTACCATAACTGCCTTTACGACAGAAATTCCAGCAACTGCACCAGCACCGATAACGGAAAGACCACTTGCAGCAAATACTGCAACCATTCTCATCAAAACATTATTTAAACCTTTCATGTTAGTCCTCCTCTCTATTGCGTATTGGATAACTTAATATCCAAGTTGTTGTTGTGGCTATGATTCCATAACCGACAACAGTTTTTGCACTTCCGTCCAAAACTACCCAAGCGATAAACATGCCCAAAAGGGTCCACTGTTGATCAAGGATATCTTTAATCAGTTTTACCATCTCTCGTTCCTCCTTGAACCACCTGAATTTGCACCACTACTTGAACCACCAGAAGGAGCGCTTGGAGCACTTCCTCCAGTAGCCAAACCTACTGCATTTAATGCAGCACCTGTTGCCACTACAGTTGCTACAACCATTTTTGTAGCCTCTTCTCTTTCGCCTGGAGTCATATCTGCACCAATGCTTCCAAGTGCTGCTAAAGCTGCTCCTGGGTCTGTAAAGGCTGCCTCTAATAATGCTCCTGGATCTTGAACCAACTCTACATTTGCTGCAACTTCAGCAGTAATTATAAGGACCTCGCCAGACTCAGATGTTCTTACTTCAATTGGTGTTGCTGGTGGCAGGTCTGCATATGAAACTCCAGATGCCACTACCTGTGCTGCTGAGATAGATTCTCCTGGCTTAAGGTCTGCAACTAATGCTTCTACAACTACCGCTTTTTCTTCAGTAGATAATTCTTTTCCTGCTTTGGCTTCTTCTGCTAACTTATCTAGCTTATCTTGTTCTGCCTTCTTTGCCTCAGCTTCAGCTTTTGCTTTTTCTTCTGCAGCTTTAGCCTTTGCCTCTTCAGCAACTTTTTCTTCTGCTAACTTCTTTGCATCTGCCTCTGCTTTTGCTTTAGCTGCTGCCTCTGCTTTGGCTTTTTCTTCCTCTGCTGCTTTAGCTTTTGCCTCAGCTTCTAATCTATCTGCCTCTGCTTTTTCTGCCTCTGCTTTTGCTTTAGCTGCTGCCTCTTCTGCTGCTATACGATCAGCCTCTGCTTTCTTAGCTGCCTCTTCAGCAGCAATTCTATCTGCCTCTGCTTTTGCTGCAGCTTCCGCTGCTGCCTTAGCTTCTGCTTCTGCCTTAATTCGTGCAGCCTCAGCAGCAATTCTAGACTGCTCTGCTTCATAAGCTTGTTGTGCTGCTATCCTTGCATTTTCTGCAGCAATTGCTGCTTGTCTTGCTAACTCTGCCTGCCTTGCCTCTTCAGCAATTCTTGCTCTCTCTGCTTCTTCGGCTTGCAATGTTTGCATAACTAAATTTTGTGCTTCTGTCACACTTGCATTCATAGTGGTAATAGCAGCTCCCACTGCTTCCATTGCAACGTTTAAGTCTGTTTGAGCATTCTGTAGATTCTCTTCTGCTGTAATTAAATCTTCTTCTGCTGTGGAAAGATCCGATTCAAGAATATCAAGAGTAGTCTGTGCAACTTCAAGATTCGTTTGTGCTACTTGAAGCGTTTGTATTTGTTCTGGCGAGGCACTAGATGTACTAAATTCAGATCCTGGAACAACAGACCATCCGCCTCCTGTGTTCTTCATTAAAACAACATTAGCTCCTCCACCATTTTCATAGAACCAAAGAGTGAAATCTTTCCCTGCTCCAGCAATAGTCTGAACTCCAGCAATAGATCCTCCGCCACCCTTGTCAAACCAATCATTAATTATAAGCTGGCCATCTAAATAAATTTGAACACCGTCATCGGCAGGTGCGTATAGATATGTTGTTCCAGTATAAGTTGGTGTCCAAATGCCTTCCCATTTTACTTTAAAATCATCATTTGCCATAACTAGGCCTGCGTTAGCATCAAAGTTTTCATTAATCCCGTTAGTATCAGTGGTCACTCTAACCACAGTTCCTACATTAAGTGGTGGGGCATTGTTATATCCAGGGTTATGCATAACTGTCATTGTTAGACCAGGAGATGTATTTTCATTTACTATTGCTGTTGCTGACTCAACAACTAAAGTCTTGTCTTCAACTACTGCAGTCTGAGACTCTACTGATATTTCTAAAACTGCCACGTCTTCTTGTTTGTCAGCAACCAATACAGTGGCTGAATCAACTTGAGCTATGGCTACAGTAGCACTATCTACTGCAACTTTAGCTTGAACTATTAATTCTTTTGCATCCTCAATCACAGCTGTTACTGTTTCTGTTACTACTGTAATAGCTGCTGCGTTACTCTCTATAATTGCAGTCTGGGATTCAGCTTGTGATATTGCAGTATTTGAAGATTCAATAATTTGAATAGGAGTTGATACAGTTACAGTTACTGTATCTGATATCTGAATTGTTCCGCCTGTAGATGCTGTTGGATCCCCAACTTGGACTGTTGTTTCGTCAGCACTTGCCATATTGGGGGCAAAAAGGAAAAGCCAGCCGATTATAAAAAGGCTGGTAGATAAGTACTTAAACTTTCTAGTCAATTAGGATCTCCTAAGTAATGCAATATTTTTGCTTACCTAGTAATTATAGCAGAGTGTTAGTTTAAACTAGTTAGATATGTAAGTTCCATTAACATAGATATTTGTATTAGTTGTTAATGTGACTGGGCTTCCTTGCCTTAACATTGCTTCCATGACTGGAGAGTTTGCCCCAGGAACTTGTTTTATGTAATGAAGGTCAAGTATCTGTGTGTTTGGTAGGTGATCAGCATTGACAATGATATGTCCAGCCAAGTCTGGGTTTGCCGTTTCATCAACAAATACCCAGCCAGCAAAGTGATTCATTGTTCCTGATAATGGTGGGAATGGCAGCTCTAAATTTAGCTGCCCCGTTCCAAAACTTGTAACAGTAGAACAGTCCACCGCTATCCAAAATGATACTAGCTGCCCCTTCTTAACATAATAAGAATTATATGCTGGGTGCGTTACGCCAGTTCCAGTAAAAGTTAATCCAGTTGCAGTAAAGCTTGGGGTCCATCTAACTGCTTGAAGCTGTGACTCTGCTTGCATAGCATCTATAGCATCTGCTAATTCTTTGATAGAGTTTAGTGTGTTAGGTGCAGAAAGAAGCTCAAGTTCCTGAGCTGTGGCAGCACGATATGGTCCAGTCATGTAACAATTATACCCTATTTAGGATTATCTGTAATATAGAAGCCAGAGCCCTTAAACTGAGCTCCAACTGGGGTATAGAATCTTCCCATATCCTTGTTACACTTTTCGCATTTTTGAGTAGCTTGATAATCCTTGATAGACATTGTAAAAGGAACTACATCATCATTGCATTCACACTTGTATTCATAAACTGGCATTACTTTCTACCCCACTGAATCTTATTCCACCCACGCTCATGTGCGTAGTAAATAAATACTTTGACTACAGTCTCCCAGAATGCAATTGCTCCAGATAGAGTTGCATCTCCAGTAAGTACATAAGCAACAACAAATGAAGAAAGGGTTCCCCAAATTCTATAGCTAAAAGCTTTTGTAAGTGATCTAGCTTTCGTTACTGTCATCTTGATTTTTGTCCTTAAACATTCTTGCGACGGCTCTATCTTCTGCGTCTGCTATTCCTTGAAGGTGTTTTGCAAGGAAATCAATTATCTTATAAAACATATTTAATCCTTAATATTAAGGAGCAGTTTAAAGACATGCTCAGGTCACCATCCAGGAAGTAGCGATTTCCCTGTTTTACCTGCAGTTCCCGATGAAGGGATGCAGAGTTCTATTATACCGCTACTTAATTTGTATTGTCTTAGGTTTCTTTTCTTCTGGAACCTCACGCTTTACTACCACATAAAGCATGCCATCTACTAGATCAGCTGAGCTTACATACATATATTCGCTCAATGCAAATGTACGTGTAAACTTCCTTCCAGCAATTCCCTTATGAAGATACTCTTCAGCATCCTCTGGACGCTCACCCTTAATTGTAAGTGTGCCGTCATGCTCTGTAATATCAAGAGACTCTTTGTTGTATCCTGCCAAAGCAAGCTCTACCACAAAGGTATCCTCATCAATTTTACGAACATTGTATGGTGGGAACCCTGATTGCTGATGTGTGGTTCCTGTAAGTCGATCAAACATTTTATCGAATCCGATAAAGAATGGATCATTTAACCATGTTGGCCCTAGACCATTTTCTGTTGAACTAATGTAACTCATTTTATTTCTCCTTTTAAGCAAGTAAATTAATATACGAGCCCCGTTAGGCGACCCGTATACTATTATATCAAATCTGGAAGCTAAAGTCTACATGTTAGTTTTAAAGCTAAAATCTCTCCAGTTATCTGGATATGTCAGCTGTACCCCAGCTCTTGGACCAATTATGTCTACCTCGTGATAAACGCCCTTTGGAATAATTATAATATCTCCAGGTGATACTGTTTCAGACTGAATTGGAGTTTCAGAATCTTTACCTGTATAGATATTCCAATCTGTTGTGCTTACAAGCTGTATAAATATAGCGTCATACTCATCACAATGTTTTGGAGTACTTGGACCAGATGTAATAATGTTTGTATTTTTTGAAGTTAAATTAACAAAATAACATACTCTAGGCAAGGTATACTTGTCTATATCCCAAAATGCCTTTGCAAATTCATGTGCTACTTTATTAACTTGAGGTATTTTTGTAGGAAATGGGTTTGAAAGCATCATGTAAAATAGATCTCTAACAATTAATGCGTTTTCTTGTTTCCATACGTATTTACCAATTAGATCTTTAAACTCTTTATCTGACAAAGACTCATCAATTTCATTGACAATAAGGTTCCAATCTACATCAACATCAATATAGTTTTTAAGGAAAACCGCTCTATTTTCAGATCTTGCGTTTTCTAACTCATCTTTTAAGTTTATCATGTTATAGGAATTTCACTAGTTCTGCCCAAGTTTTTGGACCGATAATTCCATTTGAATCAACTACATCATGATTGTCTTGAAATGCTATTACTGCCTTTTTAGTTGCTGGACCATATTCTCCATCTGCAAGAAGTCCCAAAGCACGTTGAACAACCTTTACTCCTGGACCCTTAGCTCCTGGCTTAATCTGTCCTGGGAATTCTGGTTTTTCTGCAACAGGAACTTTAGCTGTAACTTCATTTCCCTTATAGTTTGGACGACCCCAACCAACAATTGAAACCATTACTTTCTTTTTGTTAGTCTTGTATGCACGAACTTGCTCACAAACTTCTCCGCCATTTCTTTGTGATCCAGATTTCTTTGAAGAAGTGTTTCCTTCTAAAGCTGTTACAGTTCCGTCTCCATTATCTTTAACGCAAATTCCTACGTGAGAAATTCTATCGACGCCATCTCCTGGGAAATCAAAATACAGGATATCTCCTGGTTGTGGAGCCTCTCCACAATCTGCTTCAAACCATGTGCCCATCTTCTTAAATGCCGCTGCGCCTGCAACAGTTGAAACTGTATTAGGCACCTTAACTGCAGCCTGTGACGCACACCACATTACATAGCTTCCGCACCATGGCAAAAAGTTAGCTTTAGTAAAAGCACCATACTTTGTTTCATTATCTTTTGGACCCTCAATGGTTCCTAATTCTTTACGAGCAACTTCGATAATAGCTGCTGCTGTTCCTTTTTCTGCCATGATATTCTCCTTATGAATTAATAGTTGTTGTAATAATTGAACGAAACTTCCACTGCCATTTTTGATGTGACTCAAGTCTTTCAGCCATAAAATTTGCAACGCCTTCTTCGTTCATCTGGGAAGCTACTGATAAAGCCAATTTAAGGTCTTCAATGATTCTTTCATTAGATGCATACAGAGATCTTGTCATCTCTACTGGATTTGTAGCTCCGTAATTTAGATCATACTTTACATTTGAAACTGCTGATAGCTGAACTACATCAAAGGCTGCTGGCGCATTGAAAATTCTTATCCACTCAGCATAATGATCTACTGACTCAAATGCATCTTCGTACACTTCTGAGAACAACGAGTGAAATTGATCAAACAATACTCCCTCTACGTCCCAATGGTACCCATGTGCTTTTGAGTAATATATAAAGGCATTAGCCTGAAGTTGTCTTAAATGACCGATTAATTCTTCCATAAACACATTATAGCATTAATTAAATTCAACTAAAAGTGCCCTCAGCAGGAGTCGAACCTGCGACCTTACGGGTAGAAACCGTTTGCTCTGTCCTCTGAGCTATGAAGGCGTAGTGCGACAGCTCGGACTTGAACCGAGGATTACCGAATTATGAGTTCGGGGCTTTAACCAACTAAGCTACTGTCGCTAGTTAGTATAGTATATATATCTTATACGGATGTGTCAATAGCCTGAGCCATATCAGACTCGACTATTTGCTGAACATACTCAGAAAAATGCTTTCTTATGCTGCCCATCGGCCTTGATCCAAATGACATCCAGAGCCTCTTATATTCAATAATATTAGAGAATGTTGTTGGGCAGACTATTGTCCCATTGTATTCTTTTAATGACGTTGGCAATGGAACATGCTTGCTGCAGCATTTACATTGCTTGGCGTTATCTTGGTACTGACTCATATGATTTCCCATCTACTTGTTGCTACTTCTTGTTCCATTTTGTCTATAGTGTCAGCTAAATGCTGTGGAATTCTAGGTGCACGTATCATATTTTGTACGTACTCTACTTCTGATTCTGAATTTGAATTAAAGTCCTGTTCAAATGACATAGACTCATAAGTATGTATGTTTACTTCATTATTCATATTTGGTCTTGTTCTACTAATAGAATTAAATATTGCACCGCATACCGCATCCGCCAAGTCCTTGGAGCCCTTTCTTGGGTGATCAACCTTATCTCTCATGATCTTAAGCTGTAGCAATTCATCAATCAGCAACGGGATGTGTGGGCCAGAAAGTCTTTCTTCTAATATAACCATTGCCATATCATCATAATGTTTTTTAGCAACAGAAAGAATTTCAGTATTGATTCCATACGCTTTTAGCTGCTGCATCATGTCATGAGAGTTCCAGCGGTCAAAAGTACAGACGCCTATATTAAATCCACGTGTTTTAAGTGCAAGTATGTAGTCTTTTACTTCAGTAAAATCCACCGACTTATCTGGTGTTGGAGTCCAATATCTAACTGCATCAACCACAACAATTGGAGCTGGCTGAGAATATTCATTTGTGACTTTAACATTAACCCATCTATCTACATGCGCCAAGGCAACTGCACAGTGGTCATGCTTTTGCGCTAAGTCTACGTGGATAAAGTATTTTGTTTCTTCATTTGGTTTAAACCATTCTTCAAGTCTTCCAAATTTATCAACACCTAGGTGAGCAACATTAAATGCTTTCTCTACCTTTTCACGAGATTTAAAGAAGGCGTCAATCATCTCTGGTGGCATGCAAGCAAATCTTCCAAGTGCGTCTAGCATATTCTTATAGAAGTCTACCTTAAAATCTTCAATCTTTTTAGTTGGATTGACTTCCCATGTTGGTCGCTTGAGGGCATAAGTCTTAGGGTATAGGTATGAAATTATATTGTCTTCTTCCCACTCAACCACAACCTCGTTACCCTCTACTCCATCTGGAAGATCATCATCCATCTTAAGAGTTTTACTTCTTAAGATAGTTTCTTTTTCCCCAATAACAGACTCATAAAACTTTTGAATTGGATCATTCTTAAATCGAGGGAACGAAAGCAAGATTACCTTACCGAAGTCTGGAAAACGAGACATTACGGATGCACGATACATGTCATATATTGCATCAGCAGTTTTAGCCTGATCGTGACCCGTTGTATTTTCCATAGCAAAACCAGAGATCTCGTCGAGGATTACAGCAATAACGTTATAACCCTCCCAAGCTTCTCTCTGAGAGTGACCTGAGTGAACTGTTACTGCTTTATCAAACTTCATTTCTGAAGCCTTTTGATCGTACTTACCAACAAACCAGGGCGATCTTTCAACACGAGTTACGAAACCCTTAAAGAAAACGTTTGAGGCCTGTTGTGCGTTAATAGCAATGTTAAGGATATCAATTGAGTCACCAGGAGGTTTGCCATAGTAAGATGCTGGATCCTTTAAGCACAATAGCAGGTACACCATATATGAAACTGAAATGGTGGAAGAGTAGTCTTTTCCAGAACCTTTGCCCAGCTGTGCAATTACTTCATTACACGTTTGCTTAAATCTTCTCTTGCCTTCTTCTTCACCATAAAGCTTTATTAATGTTGATTCTTTATAGATCTGAGAAGACTTTTCAATTAGCTCATACTGATACTCAGATAAAGGGGGTAGCCCCAAATACTCTGGGCTTGTAACAAATTCTCTTAGATTGACTGGACGCTCTTCAAATTCTTCTCCGTCTAGTATATCTATCAGGTCGTCAAAATTAAACGACATCTCTCTTTACACTTCCTTTGGGAACTTTAACAAAGTCATAGATGTGGTTTGCATATGAATATCTTATGTCACTAAAAATTTTTTGTATTGCATGGCTACAATGTAGTCCAGCAGAATGAATAACTAGATCACCTGGGCTTGGCTTATATACAATATTTTGTTCTGGGTATTCTAAAGCGCCACCTTCAAAATCATTAAAGTATATCACTGTTCCATAACAATTGTTTTCAATTAAATCAAACTCTTCTCCCTCAACATATCTTTTTGATGCCTCAATAACATCTAAAAACTCAAAGTTATCTGCATGTGGTGGAGACCAGGCATTCTTTGTCATCTTTAAAGACTTTTCAGATAATCCCAAGTTTGATCCTGGCTCAAGCATAGTCAGCAGTCTATCTCTAACTACTTTTAAATATGGCAAATACATCTGAGAGACGTATCTTCCATGTTCGCCAATCATCTTCCAAACATTTTCAGGAAGATTATCTGCCTCTTTTGTTAATATCTGGCACTCCTCTTGGGTAAGAAAGTTTTTATACACATAAATATCATCGCCGATTTTTTCAAACAGGTCCTTCTTAAACATTTGCAGCCTCCTCTGGGCTTTCTATAACAACTGCCTCTACTATACCAGTTATTTGTGAAAGCCTCTTTGCAACCTCAAGCTTGCATGTAGGGCAAGATGAGGTTACCTCTTTTAATATTTTAACAAGGATCTCTTGCTTATGCTCAGTCTCTGCAATTTGAGATGCCAGCTCTGAATTTTCCAGCACTCCGACAGACTGTAGCATGGTTATACGCTTGGTCTCAATGTCCGCTATAAGCTTTAGAGCACCTGCCTTAACACTTAGTTGACCCTGGAGATCTGCATCTTCTACGGTCTTCCAGGCCTCTTTAATAAGCATATCATAATGCTGGTCTGCACCAAGCAGCGCTTCTCTAGCACGATCCCTTACATTTGTATCATTATGTACAACATTTTTCCACTCATCAATATACTCTAATACTTCTTTGCGGGAAAATCCAGTCAGAGTTGCAATCTGGGTAGCAGAACTTCCTTTTAGAAGCTCTTGAACTACCTTATTCATACGATCAAAATGTACTGCTGGCTCTATTTCACTCATGAATTAAGTATACCATATCTTGGTTGACTAGGATCGATTGGCAATTTTTAATAGAATTAAATAGCCAATTAAGTCATCAATGTCATTATCTCCTGGAAACGCTTGATCATTTTGAATTCTATTTAGCTTATCATCAATACGAACTCTAATCTGCTCTTTTGAGTCCGCCTTTGAAAAAATACGAATTGGATCTAATGCTGAGTTTCCATACGATATATTCTTTTTAATTAGCATCTCTGCTGTCTCAAGGCATTCTCTAATAATGTTATGCCCAGATGGTGCGTCTGTTGCAATCAATTGAAGGTCCGTAATCCATGCCTGATAGCCTCCATCTTTATTTGGATACCCCATTATTACTCCGCCTTTGAATTTAATACAGCAATGAAGTGGTCATTACTATTTCCGTTAGGATCTTTTTGATAAACAACTGTCTCCATTGTAAAATATTTTTCCACAATTGGCAACACTTCTACCTCTGTGTGATCAATCCATGTTCTGCTATGCATAACTAGTTTATTAGTCATCTTTGATATATCAGATACATACTGATCAAGCTCTGACTCATCTATGTGCTGAAATACTAAGCTTGCCAATACCGCATCAAACTTTAGAGTTTTAATATTATGCCAGTCAGCTGAATATTCTGTACGTTCATTTTTATTTTGATGAGGCACTAATGAGATCATGTTTGGAAGATCATATCCAACAACTGACTTAAAAGACTTTGATAGGGCACGAGTATTTCTACCAACGCCACAGCCAAAATCTAGTGCAGATTTACCATCACCAGCAAGACTAATAACGTCTGTATATACTGGCATGTCCTCAAACTCTCCAGTATACCCAGTAAGAATCGCATCTCCTGCTGTTTCCTTGTCTAGCCCTGCCCAAAAGTCTTTTGTCATCTTTTTTTAATTAATCCAAACTTGTCTAAGTACCTCTGTATAGTCATAAGAGATGTGCCACATTCAGCGGCTATTTCATTAATATTTTTTCTTTGTACTACATATCTTCTATGTAGCCATTCCTTACTTTGGTAAAGTTTCATCGTTCTGTCAACACCGTGTTCGAGTAATGAGCAATGCCAAATGCATCTGCAACATCAAAATCATCTAATGAGAGTCCATACTTCTCATTAAAATAATCTACCGTTCTTTGTTTACGCATATTCCTTATTTGGTTTTTATACCAAGAGTCTGCGTAACCTGGACTCTTAATTCTTATTGCTTCTTTTTCCGCCTTGGTTGGGTTCTTATTTCCGATATACGCCTGCCAAGCACTAGGGGATATAGTGATAACACTAGCACCCATGGCCATAAGCTCAGCAATAACCACACCGTAGACATAAGACAATTTTATCACAGCATCAGGTGATCTGACAAGTATTGCACCCTCAATGACTATATAATCTGCTTTTAATTCATCAATCATTGCATGAACCTTTAATTTAGCATCATATATTCTTTCATATATATCAGCCCCACTAAACTCAACTTTGCCCCACTTTACTGGCACATCATTTTCCATCAAGCAGAATCCAATTGAGTTTGTAGAAGCATCAATTCCTAGAACCCTATTGGCTTTTGTTTTAACAAGTCTAGCCAATGTCATTTATTATTCCTAAAAGTCTTGCCCTAGACTCATTATACTTATTCTTTTCACACTGAGAGCATATATCAGAAGAGTTATATCTGCTTAGTTGAGCAGAACATTTAGTGCATCCTCTAATAGCACCATTCTTAATTGCTTTCTTCTCATAATACTTTTCCATTATTCTTTTATTAGTTGCAACTCTGCAGCAGTCATCTGAACAATATTTTTGGTTATGAGTTTTAGGCTCAAAATCTATTGAGCATTCTTTATTACTACATATCATAGCTCTGGAACCTTATACCGTTCAATTTGAACAGTCCCAACTGGGCCACCCTTTGCATAGCACTCTTTCTTTACTGGGCAATATGTGCATGGCATCTTAGACTTGGTTGCGCCTTCTGGTCTCATTGGAAGATCACCGTCTTTAAAGTTATCCCACACTTCTTGCATCCACATAAATGCTTCCTCAATAATCTGCTTATTCTTATCATTCATTGATACTGGAATAATTAAGATCTCTTGAGTGTTTTTATTTTCGTAAAGGAAGAATCCCTCCTTAGCATTCTTTAACTTCATGTAAGTTAGAAGCTGGAGCATGTGGTTGGCAGAAGATTTCATTTCTGCCTGTCTTGTATCCCACACCTCTTGTTTAGCTGTCTTAATTTCACCAATTACGGTTTCGCCATCGTACTCCATAATTAAGTCAATAAAGCCACGAATTGGAGGATACTCATTAATAATCTCTTCTTCTTCTGCTCTCCACTCTGGCATAGTAGAAATAAGCTTTTGGAGTCTTTCATGTGCCTGTGTGCCCTGAGCCATATTTGCAACAGCAACGGCATCATTGTCATCAATAAACATTGCACCACTAAAAGCCATATACCAATATCTAGGGCATGTACCATGTCCGTACCCAAGGGAACTGGGGCTGAATGACTTTTTAGTCATTTCTCCGTCTGCTCTTTTTGTATTGCGATACGACTCATCTAGCAATGCAGCAAACTTTTCTGGATCAAAGAACTTGCCAGTGTGCTTTTTAAACTTAAGGTTCTTTACTATATCTCTACCCATTATGAATTATACCTAACGACATACTTAAGTGCATCTACAAGTTTGTCTATGGACTCCTTTACTGAATAGTAAATGTTCTTCTTATTATTGTTTGCTGTTCCAGCTTTATCTTTTGCAATTGTAGAATATACAGAAGCAAGTACAGCAAACTTGGTAGACATGGCCTGAAGCTCCATAATTAAATGTGGGGCTTTAGCTGAAGGAACATCTGGATTCATTAAAAGCTTTACCACAATAGCCAATGCTTTATCTAGGTGCTCATCCTGCATAAAATCATGCAGGTCATTGAACTCTGTTATATCACTAATAAGCTCTAGTGTGTTTTTATCTTCCGCCACCTTATTCTCCTTCATATGTAACATTAAGTCTTAAATGATCAACCTCATGGTTGCCAATTTTTCTTTCTTTATGATCAACTCCACGCCTATACATTCTAGGGTTTCGCTTTTCTGCAATTTCCTTTTTTAAATAGGTAACATACTCCTGTGTGTTATGAATTCTTTCATATGGAAAGTCTTGGTTTTTAACTGTGATATTAGAATCCTGTAATTGACCAACAGATATTGGAAGAATACAAGCTACGTCCGTTCCAGCTGGAATAACAATTTCTTTATTTGGAGTATGAATTTTCCAAACAACTGGGAAGTCTGTTGTTAAAAATGAGGTAGCAAGTAGTGTTGATATACATGTTGCATCTTGAGTTATAAAAGAGTTTGGAACTGGCATTGTCAGCATGCTTACATTCTCTTCTGTTTTAAATATTAGATTTGTAGAAAAGCTTACTGTGCCCTCTCCTCTTCCAACCCAAACATGATCCTTACCCAAAATTGCTTCTGCTGGATGATCTCTATGCCCATCCCATATAAAAGATACGTCTTCCTCAAAATATATTCCATATCCCATGGAATTTGCAAAGCTCAGAGGATAGCAATTGTATGTAATGCTATGCATCCAATCACGCTTGCCATTTAGCCTTCTAATTTTTGCACTTGGCGCATCCTTATTGTCTTTATATGCAATAACATTATTCATTTGCCTTCTCCCATTCTTCTACTAATTGCTCAAAAAGTGCCCACTCTATTACAGCCAGCCTAGTTTTACTATTATCTTTACCTAGTATTATTTTGAGTACTGGATACTTATCCCTGCTAACCTTAAAAGTATCTGTACAAATCTTTGACCAGATGCTTTGCGATATGGAAATACTTTTTTCATACTCCTTGTAATCAACCACAAAATCATGCCATTGGGCATCACCCTTTTGGTAGTTACCACGCCCACTATTCTTTTGGGCTTTTGCTCCATCACGCTTTACCTCAGATCTTTCTGACATATTGTCACTCCACTATAATATCGTTAGAAGAAACATGTATTAGTTGTAAGTCATTTTTAATAAACTTATCTTCTTCTTCTTTAAGCTTTTCCCAGTCATAAGAGCCTTCTTCTGTTTCATTAACTGGATATTCAATAAACGTTCTCAAAAAGTATCTGTCTGCTTCTGCATATGTTCTAACTGCATGATAAAATGGAGAAGTTGAGGGCATAATTACAACATCACCAGGGCCTGGTTTATATCTAAAACTTTTTTTAGATATAGAATCGTACATACAGATATCTCCATCTGTATAATCATTATTTAAATAAAAATTAATTGTGACTACGTTTCTTCTTTTTTTATACTGACCAGGGATTCTAAACTCATCAACATGATAGTACATCATAAGATCATCTTTCTTTAGCTTACCAGCCCTTGCCAATGTATA